CCTTGATAAAAGCGTTGATCAAGAGCGTAGGACAAAAGAGCATTATTTAGGTTTTTTATGCTTTGTCTACAAAGATGCTCAACCTATCCAGTTACTTGATAATCTTTTTAGGTTCGAAGGTAGTTCTTTAGTAGAGGCTTTTAGAAAAAATATCGAAAATGTAATCAATTCAACAGTAACCGATTTAATCTCCGTGGAAGTATCTACGGATTCGATATCACACTTTCCTTTTATCCAGTCGGAGATGGTTGTTGGAGTGCGTGAGCATATGTGTATTGGACAAGATCCATTGTTATAATATTTTTTGGAGGTAATTTAAAATGGCACAAGCTACAGGTTCAAACGCTGAGCTTTTGATCGGTTTTGAAACGACATTCGGAACGGACGCATCCGCTGGGTTTAAGATGCCGTTCAACTCTTGCGACATTGTTGGCTCAAGGAATATGAATTCTGCCGCAACGATTACCGGCGCAAGAGATCCGGTGGAACCGTTTTCAGGTAATCAGTCAGTATCTGGTCAGGTTACGGTACCGGTAGATTCAAGCGCATTTGCGTATTGGATGAAGGCGATGCTTGGCGATCCGACATCATCCGGGACTGATCCTTATAATCACGTTTTTACTGTCCCAGACACTCAGGATTCCTTAACGATTGAAATCGGTTATACAGATATTTCACAGTATATTAAATATAATGGCTGTAAAATTAATGGTATGACTATAGATATCGGTGGTGATGGTGAATTGGTTGCCAACTTTGATGTTGTTGGTGCTAAATACAATGAACCAGCCGGAACATCTTTTGACGGCACTCCAACAGACGTGTCTCTTGCGCGGCTTTCTAATTTTCAGGCAGCGGTTAAAGAAGGGTCAACGCCCGCAGAAATATCCAACGCGACAAGTGTTAATGTAAATATTGGATGTAATCTTGACACATCACAGTATGTTATTGGCGGCGGCGGAATCCTTGGAGCAATTCCGGAAGGTATCGTTTCGGTTGGTGGAAACCTTACTGCGCTGTTTGAAGACGACTCTCTCATTGATAAAGCTATCAACGTCACAGAGTCCGGATTGCAGATAACCTTTACTAACGGATCGAGTTCGATTGTGGATATTTACATGCCTGAGATCTATTATTCTGTTGCAACACCACCTGTTTCTGGTCCGCAAGGCATTGTTCAATCGCTTGATTTTCAAGGTTTTTATGCAAACAATGCTACCACGTCAGCATTGCAAATAACAGTCACGAACACGACTGCATCGTATTAATTTTTTTAATTTAACAGGGGCGCAAACAAAATGAGAGAAGTAAAAATCAACAACAGAGTTTTTAATATCAGAGGTCTGACACGCAAAGAGGTAAAATCTCTTAAAAAGTACGGTTTCACGTATGTCGGACCAAAATTATCGCTTGAAACGCTTGACGATGCCATGGATGCGGCGTTTGATTTGGTTTTGACTGCCGATGAGATTAACACGCTTGACGATCTTGTGCATTCTGATTCTACGCTTCCGATCTGGAACGCGATTTTGTCTGAAACATACGGAAGCAAGGAAGAGGAAAAAAACTTAAAGACGTCTGGGGCTGGGTTACAGACAGCAACAGACTAAGTTTCTGTGAAGCATGTAGACCGACAAAGACCGAGGCTGACTGTAGAAAGTGTGAATATAATCAACATCCTGATGTTTTACAAGTCAACCAAAACGCCTGGGACATTTGGCTTGAAGTACAAACACAATGGAGAGCTGGAGGTTTCGGCGTAATCGGCCTTGATTATTCGGAAGTACGACAAGCGTGTCATGAATTAGAAATAGAATGGTGTCCTGATATAAAGCGCAAAATCCAAGCACTTGAACGTTTTCACCTGAACAGGATCGGATCAAAGAATGATAAGAATAAACGCGAAAATCAAAAACAAGGACACCGATCTAATAAAGCCATTGCAACGGGCCGAAAAGCGCGCCGATGATATCATTCCAATGGTGCTTAGAGGCGTTGGTTTTTCATCAAAAAAAACGCTTGCGACAGAAATCCGGAAACAAAAACCGGGCGGTAAGTCATATGATAAAGACAAACGTCAAATATCAAGGAAACTGTCCGGTAAAAGAGATCTTCTTAAGTTCCTTGCAAAATATACGCACTACGACAGGCCAAAAGAAATAAGTAATACTCATTCTATCAGCATAGGATGGGTAGGCTCAGGCATTTCGAAAAGAGCCAAAGGTATGGCTAAATCACATCAAAAAGGTTTTAAGACACCAGTTTCTGACGAAATTAGAAAAAAGTTAAGGCGTATGGCCGAAGACGGTGACGTGCCGAAGAAATATAGACAGTTCTTTTTTATTAGAGACGACACAAAGCAATTCGAAACATCTGCTAGGCCGATCTTGGAACCTTTTTTTGAAGCACACCGGGAACATATGCGCAACCGTTTTAAAGAGTACTATACGATTAAATATAACGGCGGCAAATGGCCGAATGGTCAAGGACTTGTATAGATGAGCGACCCAAAACTTGAAATAGTCTTATCAGCTAAAAACATGACAGAAGCAGGTTTTAAAGCTGTCCATCGCAACATTGCAACATTGCATATGTCGATGCAGAGGCTTAACGACTCTTTTAGCGGCCTTGGTAAAATGAAAGAGTTGGCCGACACGTTTAGACTTGCTGAAAAGGCTATAAAAAAGACATCCAAGGCAGTGCTTACGGCTGCCACAGCCATGAACAAAACAGCGTTGTCTGAAATTAAATTGCAAAATCAAGCAGTTAGGATGAGCGATGCGTTCAGAAAACAGCAAAAAGTACTTGATAGATTGCAAAAAATGTATAGAGCCTCCGGTGGAGAGGCTGAAGCGTTAGGTCGCAAGATTAGAAAAACGTCTGAAGCGTCAAGCAAAGGACTTGACGGGCTTTTAAACTCTGCAACTGGTTTAAAACGTGAGTTGACCGGTATTGTAAGTATATATGGCGCAATAAACCTTGGAAGATCTTTCCTGGATGCCGGTATCCAAATGGACACGTTTCGTAAAACGATGACAGCGGCTACAGGCTCAGCGACAAAAGCTAAAACAGAGTTTGCTTTTTTACGCAAAGAATCAGAGCGCCTTGGACTCGTTTTTACAGATCAAATATCATCTTACGCACAATTGACAGCGGCTGCAAAAGGTACGGCGTTAGAGGGCAAGGGCATTCGTGACGCCTTTACAGGTATTTCCGAAGCTATGGTGTCAATGGGGTCATCGTCCGACAATATCCGTGGTACTTTCAGGGCGTTAGTTCAGATTCTGGGCAAAGGCCAGGTCATGGCTGAAGAACTCAAGAATCAGATGGGTGAGCGTCTCGTAGGTGCGATGAACCTGGCGGCTAAAGCTATGGGTAAAACTCGTGAAGAGTTTACAAAAATGCTTGCGGAAGGAAAGGTTTTGCCAGAAGAGTTTATTCCTGCCTTTTCTAAAGTCTTACGCGAACAGTTTGCTGGCACGCTGGATGAATCTACTAAATCAGCACAAAGCAATCTAAACCGATTGGCAAACACCTGGAACGACATTCAGGTCACTTTCATGGATTCAGGTGGTTTGGATCTTGTTGTTGATGTCGTAAAGAATATAAATGACGGGGTGAAAGACTGGCTTTCAAATAATAGAGAAATGATTGCGCAAGATCTTCCAAGAACGCTTGACGTGATAAAAATGACGCTTGAAGGCGTTGGTAAAGCCGTCAGTTTCGTTTCTTGGGGCTTGGGTCAAGTATACGACAGGTTAAAAACGTTTGCGATAGCGTCAACAGGTGAAATGTCCTGGGAAGATGCTATCTTTAATGCTTCTGAGGCGTTAGAAGATTTTGAAAAAAATCCTGTAAAAAATAGAAGGGTTGTAGAGTTACAAAAACAGTTAGATGAAGTAACAAAAGACATTGGTAAAGCTGAAAATGCGGTCAAAAAGTTTAATAAACTTTACGAGTCAAATAGTAAGGATGCGTCAAAAAAATGGCTTAAACAACGTATTGATTTTGGTACAACGCGCATTGACACGCTAAGAGATCAGGAAAAAAAATTACAAGATGAAATAAAAAAGACTCAAAAAGTATCAATCGATGCTAATAAAAATGTAGACGATAGAGTAAAAAAACTTGTCGAAAATAATCTTAAAAAGATCAACGAAAAACCTAAAAATATCGAAAATAAAGATGTAAGCGATGGTATTAAAGAACTTACGATAAAGCAAGAGTCTGCCATTAAAACGTCAATAACGCATCTGGATAAACTGTTGACGCAGGTTCCAATGGACTCTTATCAAAAAAAGATCGACAATCTAACTAAAGCATATGAAAAATTAATCGAGAAGACAAAAAACACTAAACTATTAGATTCGGTTAAAGCGTTAAAGCCTAAACTCGATGAGAACATAAGCGAAATAAGTACGAAACGTCAAGAAGAGTTCAATAAACAACAAGCCGATATCCTTAAGTTAAAACAAGATGCGATAGAAAAACAGTTAAAAGCTGAACAAAAGGCAGGGTTAAAACGAGTCAAGCAAGCTGAAAAAGAAAACGAACAGGAGATTAAACAATATAACCATCTGGCAAAAGTAAAACTCGATAACCTAAAGAAGATAATCGAATTCGATAACGTTTCTTATGAACAAAAGAAACAAATGGCAGACGAAATATATAACATTGAAACGGAAAGGCTTGCGAATGAATTAAACTCTTTCGTTGGTAACAATGAAGAAAAGCTAAGAGCGGAACAAATATTTAGTGAAAAACTTAAAGAGCTTAGAGAAAAACTTGATAAAAAGATAAATCTCTCATCTGACGACCCGACCAAAGGGTTAAAAGTAGCTTTTCAAGAAGCAGCCAAAGAGATACCGACGAACGCAAAGCGAATGGCCGACAACACAAAATCGCACCTGGACGATCTTGGAGCGTTCTTTAAAGACTCTTTTGGAGACATTAGCAAGGGTAACTTTGACGATATCGAAGATTCATTTATTGGTATGGTTGAATCCATGAATTCGACATGGACTGACTCACTTGGTGATATGGCGAAAACGTTTGTTGCTGATTTCGTAAGCGAAATAAGTGGGTCGTCTCAACAATTAGGAACATCTCTTTTTTCTGGAATATCAACAGCCGCCGCCGGGTTAATGTCCGGTCAAAATGTTGCGCAGTCAGTTTTCCAGGGGACCGGATCGGCGCTTATGTCAACCGGCGATCCCACTATGATGGGGATCGGGTTTGGCGTGTCTACTCTAGGCAGTTTTTTGGGTGACGATGACGACCGCGAAGAAAAAGAACGAAAACGGTTACAATTGTCACAAGATCTTGAAATCCACCAGGAATGGATGCGTAAGACAGATGATCTGATTAACGCTATAAACAATAATATTATCTCTCTGGAAAGACAACTAAGTAGCTCCTACACGCCAAATCAGACATCCTCATCAATTGAACAGTCACTGACTAAATTCAAAGATGCAGTGCAAAACAATGTTATTAGCGCATTAGAGAGCCTAAACATGGACGCTTACACGTTCTATGGTTCCAAGCCCCCCGGTATCGCTACAGAGAGAATAAACACTGGTGCCGAAGAAACGCTGGCGCTTAATACAACAGTCGGATCACAATTCGCAGGATATGGAATGTTTCCGATCGAAGTGCTTGAACTGCCAAGAAACGTCCAAGAAACGGCAAACCTAATCGCCAATGTTTTAGACAATGCCATTAAGAAAAATGACATTGTAGGAATTAAAGAGCTTTTATTTGATTTGTCACTTGAGGATACGATCGGTTTTTTAAATGGTGATTTCGAATTTGCATCGGATCAATTTGATAAGACAATAGATGAGTTATCAAGATATGTTAACGGTTTAATCACTCAACTAAACGCTGAAATCCAATTATCCAGAAACTCTTTTATAGATAGTTCTCGTTCATTTTTTGAATCGTCAATGGGAAAAACAACGCAGTACGATACAGCGGAAGATTCCTTATCGACAGAAATAAATAAAATACTCACAGGCTACACGTCTTTAATCCAACAAGCGTCTAAAACAAGAGACTCGGACGAGATGGCAGAATATAAGAAAAACCTTATATTGGACATCGATCCGAGAGCGTTGGACGGCGTTGACATCGCAGACCAAAAAGAGTTTATCGAAAATTATTTCAAACAAGGCGGTGAGTTCCAAGGACAACTAAAAGAAGCGTTTGAAAAAGAATATCAAGACCTTAGAGATGCTATATTGGATTCTGACATATCAAGCTATATTGACGAATTAGCTGGAGAAACAAACGCTATAGCCAAAGCGTTCGACGGCGTTTTAGCTCAGTTTGATTCGTATGAGAACGCTTTACGTCAAAACGGTGCGACATATGAAGAGTTAACACGTCTCGAAGAAAGACGCACAGAAGCAATGGAGGCGCAAAGAGACAGAGTTTCTGATGAAGCATCCTCTAACCTTGATAATATCATAAAAGGCCTGTCAGGAGAAAGCGACAACGAGGTTGAGACGGCATTTAATAATATCATGGATCAGGTCGACAATTGGCATACTGGCCTTGAAGCGTTTTTGGATTATTCTACCGGCAACGTTAACGGATGGACAACGATATATGAAGAAGAATTAACGAAAGCGAATAATAAACAAGCCGAAGCAATGGGCGCATTAAAACAAAACGTGTTTGATGCAACAGAAGGCACGATTGATGATTTATACGCCAGGCTTGAAAAAAGAAAAACCGTCAATCCGTTTGAAGACTTACTAAATACGTTTGAAAAACTTGAAGAAAATCTGGTTGAACTCAACTTTGCAACTGGAAGCACGATCGATTTAAACAGACGGTTAATCGAGTTGGAGAGAGATAAGCAAAACATTATCCGTGAACAATTAAATCAATCGGTTGGCGAAACGATGGATAGCGCAATTAGTTACGCCGATCAATACGTAGAGCAACCATACGATCTTAATGCTGAAATCGAAGAAATTCGCGCAAACTTTAATAAATACAGAAACGATATTGTTGAAGCATATAACGCAAGCGGTGTCTTAACGGCTGGTTCTGAAGACTTTGACGCAATGCAGCGTGAGATAAACGCGCTTAATGCGTTACAGGCCGACGTTATCGATGAGGTTAATTTTGCATATATCGACAAACTCGATGGTGTCAAAAACGAGTCGAATGCGATTATTGACGACATAAACGGTGTTGATACGACAGTATCTGACAAAATAAGCGACATCAACGACCAATTTAACACTTTGCGCGATACGCTTTTGAGTTTAGGTGACACAACAGAAGAATCTGGAAATCTCGCAGAAAAACTTGAAAATCTCGAAAATAAAAGAACAGAAGCTCTTAACCTGCAAGCGAACGCATTAAAAGAAGCGCAACAGGTCGAAATAGATGATTTTATGCAAGAGCTTAATCCTGAACGCAATATGGCTGCACTCGACAGCATCCTTAATGAGACTTCGGAAAAGTTTGACACCTGGCTTAAACGGTTTTGGGATTTGAACGACATGGAAGGTGTCGATTTTGAAGGCTATTCCGATGCTGTTGCATTGCGGCTACAAGAAGCGGACGCTATTAGAATGCAAGCAGACGCATTTTATGATTCTATTCGGTCTTCTCAGGACGTTTTAACAGACTTTTTTAATCCAGATGCATCACAGCAAAGACTAAAAGACAAGTACGACCTAAACGGATCTCAGGAAGATATAGAAGCGTTTATACGTGCTTTATCAAAAATAGATGAAAATGCTTTTATGTCTATTGCTGAAGGATATGACGTTAGTTTTCAGGAGTTTGGTGCCGACATGAACGATCTAATCCGGTCGATATCGGAGGCAGGTGAAACGGCACAGCAAACGGCTGAGCGTATGGAAGATCTCAGTAAATCGCTTGAACAAACACTTTTCGACCTTACAGGCGGAGACTTGTCACCTGTGCAGTCAGATGATGCTTACAGGTCAAGATATTCTGAGTTGTATGCCGGTGCTATGACAGGTGACGAAGAGGCTATAAAAGAATACCAGTCGTTCATTCCTGATTTTGTAGAGTTTTTTAAAGAGTTTGGTGGATACGGTGAGATAAGTCCGAACGTTATCCAAGATGTTAACCGTGTGAACGATATCGTTGAATCTAACATATTAACCGGTCAAAACGGTGAAACGGACCCGGTTATTATTGGACAAACAATAGCTGATCAAATTCAGCCAGTTTTACATCAGATTTTAACAGAAAGACCTGATTTTAGTGTAAATATCGACGGCAGAGAAGTTTTCCTGGCCGTCAAAGAGCAAGAGGCTATGAATCCAAATGTATAGTAATTTATCAACAGTTACTCCGGACTTGTCTTTTACATTGGACATCGCACCGCACAACATCCTTGAAGAGTACGGAACGATGAACCAGGAGGTTCTGTGCTTAGATGATGGCTCAGAGATCGTGTTAAGTTACACCACGGAACCAAAGTTTTTTGTAACGCTCGAATGGGGTTATCTGTCGGAGGACGATGCGGCAACAATTTTTAACGCATATAATAGCACATGTCAAGGGATGGCAAAGTCATTTAACTGGGATCATCCAACAGACGAGCATACATACACGGTCCGGTTTGCATCGGATGTGACACGGACGATTAAGCCGTCCGGCAATCGTGGTATCAAATCTGTCAGACTGCAAGTTTTAGGAAACTAAATGTTATCTTTCACATCGGAACAAAACAGTGCCGTTGCAGCAACAACCATCACTCCTATTTGGTGTATAGACTGTGCCAGTGTTTTATGTTCAACGCAACCGGGATACAGTTATGATGGAGACTCATACGATAACGCTATCGACCCGGCAACGTTTAACGGGATAACATTAAGTCGTGCAAAATCCGAGCATGGCATACTCGCACCGTCAATGTTGTCCTTTTCGATTGTCGATCCTGATGGAACATTGTCGGGCTTTACGGGTGCGTCAACAAGTTTAGGTTATGAGTACGATGACACAGATGTCTATCTCATTATAAATGACGTATTGATAGCGCAATGGACGTTTAAAACGACAAACATAACAAGCGTTTATTTTAGAAAACAGATAACCTGTAAGGATCTATTTAGTTATTATTTAGACGGCGACTGGCCGAATACGCCATTGGTGTCGTCACTATCGGAAGCTAATGACAACACAGAAAACAAAGGTACGCGCTGCGTTCCGGTTCCTTTTGGTACATGCTATGCACCTCTCAAATCTGTTTATATCGATGCCGACGAAGAGAGATATTACGTTTTAGGATCGTCTGCATATACATATACAATATCTGAAATAGCTACGCCACGCGAATTTGACAATGCGAGAACAAGGTACTCGTCCGGTTCATACACTTTTACACAAGCGACAAAAACAATCAATGGAACGAGTTATCGCGTTTTCCAGCCGGAAATTTATGATGAAGACATGGACGGCACGGTTGATGCTGCCGGACATTTTTCGATTAACGGTAAAATTGTTGACTGTTTAACTGAATTTTATCGATCAGACACGCAAACGATAACAAATCCGGCGGATGTTATTGAAGCCGTTTTGTTATCCATGGACGTTCCGGCGGCATTGATAGACTCCACAAGTTTTTCCGCTGCCGAGTCGACTTATTCTGGTTGGGGGTTAACATTCGAGGGCGCGTTTACAGACAGAAAAAGTAAGCATGAAATTGTCGCTCAGTTGTTAAACGCTTGTAATTCTACGCTTATCGTGACCGATAAGTTTGAACTACATGTTTTTGACGCTGATGAAGTATCTTTGACCGGTGGTGATTCTGGAAAGTTAAACTATGAACTTGTTGTTGGAAAACAAAAAGGAAAAGGGTCTTTTAAACTCTCTTTTAGCAAAGACCCGACGATTGACTCAGGATATGTAGCATATTGTCCGTCTGGTGAGCCGCAAGACGAATTAAGAAAAGTTATCGTGTCGGCCATTAACAGTACCGGAAATACAGAAAATACAGCAAACGAAACGCTCGAACTTCCTTTCGTTTCTAACAGCCAACACGCAAAGAGAGCGGCACAATTACATTATATTCGAAAGTATTTTGTACGTAAGACCGGTTCGTTTACCGGCAATCATAATATGCTTAGAGTGCAACCAAACGACGTTATAAAAGTTTTAGATGATTTTTATGGCGAGTTTCGGGCAATGATAGATTCAACAAAGATAAATAAAAACGGCACGGTTGATATCGTTTTTTCGGTTTATGATGACGCCAATGGTTTTAATATGCTTGAAAATTGGGGCGATGCGACACCAACAGCGGATACGATAAACAATGATGAAACGACAATATACATTGAGGCAAAAAATAGAGAGTATCAATATAGCTCGGACGGATCAACCTGGAGTGACACAATAACTGAGGGTGATACTTATTTACGTCAAAGGCCCGTTGGTTCGTTAACCTGGAGCCCTGCCTTTGGCGGCGCGTCAACTTTGCCAGGACAATATAACATCTTCCAATATGTTTCTGGAAACATCAACGGAGGCGATTATTACAATGGCGAAGCTTTAGAGTTTACGACGCATTACGAGCCAGCGCCAAACACGGTTTGTTTTGTCAACTCAGACAGCGAAGAGATAGTCATACTGTTACCGCAACAATCAGAGCATACGTTGACAGCCGGTGACAGACTCCTGGTCATGGACATATCCGAAAACGCATATGAGTATGGCATCACCGTTGTTACAGTGCAAACAACGTTGGAAAATCGACGTTGGGCCGACTGTACGACCACGACTGATGGCGGTGCGATGGAGTTTATTTGGACCGGTATACCTTATTACGGTTGGGTCCAAATTGGTTATGGCCGAGAAACAGTCTCAGGCGATCTTTGGGATGGATGGGATACCTTTTTTGGCGAATCGTTAACGGTAAATTACTGGAAAATAAATACAACCTTTACGTGGGACGGAACGAACGACGAGTGGGATTTCAACTCACCAGGCGGCGGGTCATTGATTGCTTTTACGAGCGAAGCCCAAGGCGCTGAATACCCAGACTGGACAACCGACTATTGGCCGACAAAAATCAGGATTACGTGGACAGGTGCCGCCTGGGGCGAGTCTGGTACCATGGATTTCTCTCTGGCTGACGGTGACGATAACACTATTGCCTGGGAAGACAATCCGACATCACCGACCGTTTTAGATATAACATATGCCGGATCGGAAACCATAAATCAAATTTATGCATTAGAAGCACATTATTTTAATGGCTCGATAACAAACATCGAGTTTTACACCGGAGGCGAGATATGATCAAGAAAACTATCCTTTTAACCGTTTTACTTTTTGCGTCATACGCACATGCTGATTATTCTTTTCAGGCTATTTCAAGCACAAAGACAGCCGACGCTGTTATTTCAGACAGCAGTTGTTTTTTTAAAGGTATGCTTGTGCAGCCGGACGGCACAAACGATGTGACAATTACGCTGTATGATAATGCATCTGCGGCAAGCGGATCAAAAGTAATTGCAACGATGACTTTTGCCGGAGACGGTGGGCCTCAAGCGTTAACGATTCCGGTCAGGATTAAATGCACAAACGGTATTTATGCTGACATTACAACATCTGGTACAGTTGAATACTCAATCTTTTATGCCGGGAGATAAACGTTGAAAATTGTTTACACGTTGCTTTTTTTGTTCTTTTTTTGTTCCGTGACCTATGCCGGTATGCAACTATTGTTATACACCAAGATAAATAAAAATCAAATTCAACTTCTTGAAGGTGCAGTGTTATTTAACACAGATAGCAATGTAACTTTTAACGGAGACGCTGTGACATGGTAAAAAAAATAATCTTATTAATACTGTTAATTCCACACTTGGCACTTGCAGACGTTGAGCTTGACACGGATGCTAACAATGCGATTGACATTAATCGTGGCGGCACAAACGCGACAAGCGCAAGCCAGGCCAGGTCAAATTTAGGCGTAGAGTCTGCAACGTCTAATGATATTGATCCTGACCGTTTAGCCGGTGATACTGTTGACGACAATACAATTGATGCCGCTATACTACCTGCTGATGACGATACTCCTGATGATGATTCTGAAGTGCCAAACAACATAACTATCACGCCTATTAACGCAACGACGGAAACAGCAATTGAAAACGTTGTGGATCTTTCGGATCTTCAGGGTGCCGTAACTGATGCACAGGTTCCCAATGACATCACCATAACGGAAACAGACCCAAACGCACTTCTAACGGCTGTTACAGATAACGTAAAAGATACTCACATTGATTGGGGGTCTGGCGCATCTCAAGTTGATGGTGCCGATGTTCCTTTTGCCGATACAGACTCAAACTGGACGGCAACAACGATTGGTGGAGCATTAGAAGAGCTTGACAATGTAATCAATGGCGGATTGCCAAACGATGCTACAGGTAAAGTCGATTGGTCACAGTTGACTAATGTTCCTGCTGGATTTGCTGATGGGACTGATGACGGTGGAAGTGGAACGGTTGGCGATGAGGTTTTTAATGCTTTAAATTTTGATGGAGATACAACCGTTGGTGTTAGCCAGGACGATTTTTATGATCGAATGCACTTGTTTGATGCTGATGATGATGGTGATTTTACAGACGAGACATGGTTCCCGTCCACTTCAGGTGCGCCGACAGATGCAAGTTATATCACAACAACGGCAGAAGCTGGCCTGAGCAATGAGACGGTTTTGAACGACGAATCCTCTCTAGAAAGCGTTTTGTCTGACGCTACTAATGTGTTTACCAACAACGATACTATTCCTGAAACAAACATTCATGCTGACATAGCCAGGGATTCCGAGCTTCACGACGCTGTTACACTTGGCACCACAAACGGCCTCTCGATGTCTACTCAAGAATTGAGCTTGTCGGCGGCTACAAACTCGGCGGCTGGAGCAATGACAGCGGCGCAAGTAACCGCTTTGGAAGCTATTGATACCGAAGCTGAACTTGAGGCTTTGTTGGAGGTGGAGGATCTTCAGGGCGATTTAGATCCTGACCGCTTAGCTGGTGATACGACTGATGATGATAAAATTGACGCATCATTGTTACCGGCGATGGGCGGCAGTACGATAACAGCAACGGCATCGGGATCTATAAGCACAGGAGACACTATAGTTATTAATAGCGACGGCACAGTCAGTGCGGTGGCAGGCATAACTGAAGATTCGGGTACTGCTGTTGCATTTGAAAGTGCTGAAACTCAATACGTATCAGCATGTTATGATTCAAACGCTGAAAAAGTCGTTGTGGCATATCGAGATCAGACAAACTCTGGCTATGGCACTGCCATTGTCGGCACAGTTTCTGGTACAAGCATTTCTTTTGGTTCGGAAGTAGCCTTTGAAGAAGCAACTACGTATTATACTTCCTGTACATACGATTCAAACGCTCAAAAGGTTGTCGTTTTTTATAATGACGGCGGAAATAGCGAGTACGGCACTGTTATTGTTGGCACAGTTTCTGGTACAAGCATTTCTTTTGGGACAGCCGCTGTTGTTGAAAGCGCACAATCTAACTACCTGGCAAGTTGTTTTGATAGCGATTTAAACAAGGTTGTGCTGGCTTATCAAGATGCCGGAAACAGTAACTATGGTACGTCTGTTGTCTTTCAAAATGCTTCGACAAACTTAACGGAAGAAAATTATATTGGTTTTTCTGCTGGAAACTATTCAGACACAGGATCTGCAACGGTTAACGTTGTTGGTAATACCGATAGCAATCAATCAGGTCTGACGGCTGGACAGAAATACTATGTTCAGGAAAATGGCTCATTGGCTTTAACAGCGGATGATACAGACGTCGAGGCAGGAATAGCATTGTCAGCATCAAAGATACTTATTAAATAGGTGGCACATGAAAATAGTTAGAGAAAAAAATACAAAAAAAGTCCTTTATTTATTAGATGATTGGGAATTGTGCGAAATCACTTCTGGCGGTATGCGTGGTGCCTATAGAGCAATGGATATCCGATCAGATACGCATGAAATCGTTGAAGATGTTGACAAGCCTGAGTTTTTCATAGGCGGTGGTGTTTTGACATATGACAACCAATGGAGTGTGCTTGATCAAGCTACGTATGCCGCAAAATACGCTGATAAACTCGATAAAATGCGTAAAATGAAATTAGCAAAGTTGGAATATGACTTGTATCGATATCGTACAGCGACCAGAGGATATTCCGTTGCTAAGTTGGCAGATTTGGCATCTATAAATCACCGAATTGTAAGATACATTAAAAACAATCCAGGAAAAACTGCTTTAAATAATATGGCTAAAAGGTTAATAGATTTATATGATTGGTGCGATGATCTAAACACTTATAGATATAGTAAAGAGGATGAGATCAACGAAGCCAGTTTGAACGATATTGGGTCTATCGATTGGGACTTTAGTACATTTGATGACGATGATCCAAAAATAAAAATACGTGAATTTTCTAAGAAGAACTTAGCTGATGCTATAAAATAAAGGTTAAGATGATGGCTGAAGAAAGACACTGTTTACACGAGGCAGACTTAGCAGTTCTGGCAAGAGAATTGAGAGATAATACAGACATTGTTAAAAAACTTGTCGAGAAGATTGACGGAAACGGCAAGCCAGGTATCCGGTCAGACATCGCTGTTTTAAAAGCCGCAACAAGCAGAATATGGTGGTTTGTCGGTGTCTTATCTGGAGGTGTTAGCGCAGTTGCTTTTTACATCATAAGATGTGGACTGACGAATTGAAGATTAAAATTATCAGAGTTGAAAACTCTTTAAAGCACGGTACTTTCGGTGTTTTGTTGATCAACAACGAAGTGATTTGTTTAACGCTTGAGCCGCCTTGGAGAGACAACATAAAAAACATCTCATGCATAACCGCAGGTAGTTATATCGCAAGCCAATACCACTCAGCAAAGCATGGGCCGACGTTTGAAATTGAAGGTGTTGACGGTCGTGAGTGTATATTATTTCATCCTGGCAATACGGTTATGGATACTCAAGGTTGTGTTTTACCAGGCACTGCACTTGGCTACTTGCACGGATATCGAGCCGTTTTAAACTCAAGAAACGCAATGGAAAAACTCAACAATAGACTGATGCTTTATAAACAATTTTACGTAGACATAACGAAAGCATACGATGATTAGTTTTAAATTTATAGCTAAGTTTTTTTATAAGCATTTTTTAAGAGGCTATATTAA